CGCTTAAGGTCGGTAGATACTCGGCCGTAAGGCTCGCGCACGTTGATGAATTCTTTGGAAGTTAGTTCCTTCATTCTCTTCTCTTCGCGCTTAGACTTGCCGCCGTATTCGTCATCATTGATTATAAGCTTTCCGCACATAAGTATTTCGTCATCCTTTCCGGCATCCATTTTAGACTCAGCGTATAGATATCTGATTGGCTTTGGAAGGATATAACGAAACCAGTGTGTCTTACCAGTGCCTTGCTTCTCGCCGCAAAAAACGAGCACAAGCTCTGACTTATGACCGTATGCAGATGCCACAATTGAAAGCAGCCAAGTAAGTATAAAGTAGTCAGCATCGGCAGTGTCGGTATGTACGCTGCTAAGTAGTAGCTGAATGTTTGGCCATTGGTCGTTGTTATATTCATACAGCTCTGATTCAAAAAACTCATGCAATGGATTGTAAGATGGTACTCGATTGGAGAATATAATCGATGTGACCAGGTCTTTGTTTGATTCTTTGAATATTGCTTTTGAATCAAGGAACATGGAATTGATTTCAGAATCATCAATCGGTCTTCCGTTTATTTCAACTTTGCGAGTGATAAGATTCTTCTTAAGGTCAAATGTTTTTATATATGCAGCAATGTCCTCGCTTACGTTATCCGATTTGAATTTGATATCCTTGCTCGCCATCTGCTCGACAATTTCTTTCGAGTCTTCAGGACTTATTCCGGCATGCTTCTCCAGTGTTTCAATGATGGCTTCTGTTGACAGTCCTGCCGCCTTTTGTGAGCTTGCTTGTCGCATAATGCTCTTGGTGTATTCAGAATACCTATCAATGCCGTTCTGCTTGGCATGATGGTAAATTGTTCTGATGCTTGACTTCTTGCCTTTGGATTCATCATGGCTTTTAAGACAGGCATCGAACTGGGCATTGCAATCAATGGAGTTATACTTGGAAGAGTGAGATGATAAGGTGTGAAAATTGTCGCGACCTTCTTCTCCAAACTCGGAAACGAGTGCATAGCAGATACTAATCCAATCAGAATAATCTTCGCACAGGTTAAGTCCTTTTTTATCCATCTGATCTATAATGGAATCAAAGTCGGATTTAATAACTAAAATCTTCTCGAACTTAGGCTCTTTCTTTTTTGGCAGATACTTCTTGAATGTTGTTGACTTTTTATTTAGCAGCAAGAAAGGATCATAAGATGCAAATCTTAATCGACATACATCCTTTGCAGACTGATCGACAATAAGTTGATACTCGTTGTATAGGTATGCAGCAATGCCATTGAAGGCATCGAGGTGTCGAGTGCCGTCAATCTTTATTATTAAGCATAGGCCATTGCCTCCAATGGAGATAAATGCAGAATAAATATAGGGGTCAGCACCTATGCGCTTTTTAGTTTCGGCAGGATCATCAATGTTATCGATGTCGATGGCTATGAAATTGGAATGCTTACGTAGGCCATCAGCTTTGCGTTCAGCAAATGAGCCACTGATTGCAAAGACTGGAGCATTTTTCTTCTTAAGTGCTTTGATTTCTTTAGTCGGTGCATTGCGCACATCAAGAGCAACGTCTTGCCATTTGCCTAACTGAACTCCTTCGAGGAAGGTGTCAAGTTCGATGTCGGTGTCTTGTTTGTCAAGGACATTTTTATAGGAGGATATCAGCATTATATATTGATTTGAGGGTTGTTTTTAGTTTTTCATCAGCGAGGTTGATGTGGAAGCGATTGTATTTTCTGTTTTTTTCCTTACACCAGAGCCTCGCAATTTCGTCATTCTTTTTTTTAATGTAGAGGTAGTTGTCCGCATTTATTTTCTTGATGTTCTTTTTTGCAAGCAGGGCAACATGTTCAATGGCTACGAATAGGGATCTGTATTCTTTGTGGTGCTCATTCATCTGGATGAGCTTCTTGATATCCACGCTGTCGGTCATGAGGATAAAGTCCTCAATGCCTTGATCGAGGACTATCTTCTTGGGGAAGATGTGGCCGCAAGGAAAGAGCATGCCGAGGTGCTTGGCATCGCAAACCATTTTCGATGTATGCAACAGAGCGGCACACTTGGGGCACTCTTTGACAGGGGCAACTCCTGCGCCTGGCTTCTTGGGATTGTGGAAGATATCCTCCCAATTTCGGGAGGCGGCCCATGAGCCATGTGTAAGGCAATTGCCGCCAAGGTCGATGATAGTAAACGCAAGCTTTATTGGATGCGGCCTTGCACCTCTGCCGCACATCTGAAGCCAAAGGGGCATCGATGCTGTTGCCTTGTTAACTATTACTGTCTCGATGTCGGGTTGGTCGAAGCCTGTTGTTGCGATTCCGATGTTGTTTAGGATGGCATCTGGAGTGTTGGCAAACCACTCAAGTGTCTCTGCGCGATCTGTTGAGGTGGCATCAAGATGCCGCGAGTTGAATCCTGCTTGGATGAATGCGGCATTGACTGCCATCGAGTGCTCAACATTGCAATTGAAGATAATTGTCTTGCGCCCAAGTGAATGCTTTTGATAGGCTTTTAAAGTGGTGTCGATATACTTGGGCTCTTTGTACATTGCGCCCATTTGTTGTGCATCGAACTCGCCTGCTTTCATCTTCAGCTTGGCACGTTCCACAATGGATGAAGAAGAGTAGGTCTGCTCAGGTGCAAGGAAGCCGTCCTCGATTAGGTCTGGAATGTCAATGCCGCACACGATGTCATCAAAGTAGTTGCGCAGTGGGTTGGTCTTCTTTGCGGCAAGTGGTGTGGCAGTGAAGCCGATAATGTACTGCTCCTTGAAGTGGTCAATCACCTTGGTGAAGTTTCCAATGTGGCACTCGTCAACGATTACCATGCCGATGTTGCTGAACATTGCAAGCCGCTTGTGAGCTGACTCAACCATTGCGACATACACGCGAGCAGGCGGTATGGTCTTCATTCCGGCAACAACTTTTTGCACTGGCAGTCGGATGGATTTGCTTGCCTGTGTGAGCAGTTCTTCGCGGTGAACTAAGATAAGCACATCTTGAGTGGACTTGGCGCAGTAGCGGTCACATATCTCCGCGAAGCATACTGTCTTTCCTCCACCTGTTGCTAACTGAGCAACCACCTTGCGATGGATGCGCAGCTTCGCAGCGATGTTGTTGATGAAGCGTTCTTGGTATTCTCGGAGAATCATTGAAAATCATCGTTTAATGTTAGCATAATTCCAGTAATTGAATGATAAAGATTTTGTAATTCATGGACATATTTAATGCGACTAGTAGTCCAAACATTCTTTTGATTTATACAGATTCCAAGTAATAACAATTCATTACCATCATCATCAAGTTTAATAAAAAGAGAAGTGTTTTCATATTCATCAGTCCATTTATTATATTGATTACCATTGCCAGGCTTGAAACCAAATTCTCCCATCCAATATTCACTTATAATACGTGGAGAATAAATTGTGTTAAATGCTTCTTGGTTTCCTGTAACCATTCTTAAATGATCCCAATTAATAATTACATATTCAACACCTTTTTGTTCATCTTTGGTGTTATAATTTACAATATTTCCGCACTTTAGATCGTGCATGGATAGCTTTTTCATTGATACTTCTTTTTATAAAGTTGCTCACCGGCGGGCTTTCCGACAGCGATGTTGCCAAGCATTAAATCCTTGGCGCATTCATTGCAGATGTCTATTAGCATCTGTTTTTCATTCGGCAGCTCGGCTTCGCAAAATATTGCGATGTGTTCGTAAACGAGTGCCATTGCCAGAGCGTAGGGCTCTTGCGATTGTCGGTACTCTTTCGCTCCATCTTTGCAGAGCTGCTGTACTTTTTTCAAAGAAGTCGATGTCATAGATATTAGGGGATTTGTAATTGGTTTTTATTCTTCCAGGTCTGCTCCAAACAATCTCGACATACTTAGTATCTTCAGCAAGGCTTATAAATACTGTTGCATCATCGATGTGGTTGTACATCATCTTAAGATGCTTGAAATTTGTCTCTATATATATGAAGTTGCGATGCAGGAAGTAATACATCACATTGGTGAACGAGTAATTTTCAAAGGCCTCTGTGGACCAGAAAGGATCGGATGAGGGTTTCTGCTTCTTCAATTTCTGAGGGTGTATGTCGGTGGATAAATAGTTCACCTTTGAACTTGTTTGGCACTCCTATGTAGTAGAAGTTTGCAGGATCATATCCAGTGAGGTACGAATACCAAACTGCTTGGATATGGTTGTAGTGCTTAGTCATGTCAGCGGCGAATGCGCGAAGGTTGTTGCAGGAAGTCGTCTTGATGTCGGCATTGATGGAGTACATCGGGCAGTGCAAGTCAAGGATACCCTTTGCCGCCACCTTTCGCCCATCGATATCAATCTCCTTGATGAAGGTAATCTCCTTTGCTGACTTCTCGAATATCAAGCGGAGCATTGGGTGCTTCATGATAGCCTCATAGATGCGAAGCGCGTTTGGCGGCATGTACTTTGGATCTGTCTCAAGTAGGTTGCGATGGAACTCCGCTCCCCTTTCGAGAGCACCGGCAGCGTATTGGATGCTGCCAGTGAAATGCCTCTTTATGCTTGATGCGTTGATGGCTTCGATGCTGTTGTAGATGTCGCGGCTCATAGAGAAAGTGTAAGTTGAACGGGTTGAATTTTTGTTTCTTGGCATATTTCACAATTGCAATTAACTAATATGTAATTCCAATCATTGATTACATTATTCCATTCAGCATAACTTTGCTTGTGTTTTATAATTCGCAATCCGAAATCTTTAATTGTGCCATCTTGATTGAAGATTGTCCAACTTTTAGATAGATGCAGATATTGAATTTTACTCATGACTCTATCTGTCTTTTATCCAATGGAATAAATCCACTACCGTTGCCATGTACCACCTTGATGAAGTCAACTTCAACCTTTGCTGAGTTGACAATCACCTGGGCGATGTCTGCGATTGCTTTCGCCTTGTCGAGCTCCATGTCGCCTTCCTTAAGCATTTCGATGATTTCAAATAAGTGATCTCTTAGGTCTTCGATTTTATTGCGTGCCATAATTTGTTGAGGGTTTTAACTGCTGATTGAATTGGTTGAGGATATTTAGTGATCGTATTGCGCTGCATGTTTTCCACTTTCGTGATTGCTTCCAGATTCTCAATGGCAAAGTTGCTGATGTCCTTGTCGATGAATGTCACTATCATGTGCGGCTCAAGCTTGCCATGATGCTGCTCGTAGATGTGCCGATGCTTGAGCACCCACTTGCGAGGATCAGCAATCTTGATGTAGGTGTAGCCATCTTCATCGATGCGCTCAGATGCAACGCTCTTGTGGTTATGCGGCACATGACCTTTCTTGAACTGAGTCTCTTTGCCGCCGATGTCAAGCCCTTTCATGCCCTTGTTCCAAGGTGTGTGACCTTGGCTAAATTGCGACTCTACTCGGGAGTGCTTGAGTCTTCCGCTGTCGGCTGTTGCCAGATACTCGGGAGTCTTATGCAGTTGGAGTGCGAAGGCTTTGGCATAGCACTGGGAGATTGACTTCCCAGTGATGAATGCTACCTCTTTTGTGGACCGATGCGGATAGTACTCAATCAGCAGCTCGGTCTCTTCGAGTGTCCAGTTAGAGCGAGTCATAATACTCGCGCCCTCCTTCTTCGCCGCCTTGTGATGATGGCTTTGGTAGCCGCTTGAACATGTCTTGCTGCCCGTCATGATAGCCGTTTGAGTAGGCTTGCACGATTGCTTCTTTTACCTTGCCCGTTAAGCTCTGATCATCGCATTCGCGTGGATCAATGATTGCATCCAGGTAGCGATTGAAATTGGCGAACTCTGCGCCTATATTATCAAGTGGGTTCATCGGATTACTTGGTTTTTAACTTCGATTATTTGAATGCCTTTAATTCCTGCGGTGTTCGTGATCTCCATCGCTTTTGGAAGCTTGCGGAGTAACTCTTGAATGTCGAACATCTCTGCTTGCATAAGTGTCCAGAGCACCGTTGCCCAATCTACATCGCCAACTATCTCCGCTTTTTTGCTGATGCGAATGTTCTTGGTGTGGTCAAGCTCGAGCGTTGTTGAGGTTGTTGCATCGGTAAATGTGGCGAAGATGCCTGAGACATCGCTCGTTACTGCTAACTTAAGCGCATCGGCTGCTTCTTGTGCAATCTTTGCATCTGCCACAGCTTTCTTTACGGCGAGCTCATTGGAGTAGTCTATCATCATTGCCTTGCGCTGCTCGATGTAAGCCTTAAGCGGAGCGATGGCATCGCGCTCAACATCCATGATTGACTTCTTGTAGGCATCGAGTGGAAGTGTAACCATCTTGCGATTCGTCTCAATGTGCTTAATGGCATCGTTTGCCGCTTTGATTGACTCTGCGCTCATATCGTATGAGAGCTTATCTTCGATTGCTTTTGGTGCGCCTTCAATCATGCCTTGAGCACGAAGCACCTCGGTGGAGTTCAGTGATTTGTAGAACTCGGAAATGTTTTCTATATTAGCTGCGTTCATATTGTTATAAGATTAGTTCTTATGAAGGGCGGCTAACTACCGCCCTTTGTTATTTGTTAAAACGGGAAGCCGTCATCTTCAAACTCCGCCTCAACTGAAGCAGGAGCACTCACTGCCACTGGAGCAGGCTTGCTGATCCTCGCAATCCACTCATCGCTCATCTTGATTTTATCTTGAATGAACTCTGGCAGCTGACTGAAGACAGCCTCATCATGCTCCTCGGTGTTGTAACACAATGCAGTGTTGAAAGCAGGAGGGCAAACCATTCCTTTTGGAAGCGGACTCATGCCGATGATGTTGGCATAGGTTGCATCGCCTTTCTCAATGTGCGTGATGTTTACTATGCAAGGTCTTCCAAGCAGTGTGAAGATATCGAATTCTCCTGCAATCTCGTTGCTCATCTTCTTGCCGGCCCATGCTTCGATGTCTCTGCGTAGTACCGCTTTCTCATTCATGCTAAGGTTGTAGATGCTGCGAGCATAGAAAGGCTTAAGGCCTTCCCCTTTCTCAAATTCGTAGGTCTCTGTGGGCAGTTCAAAGATGAATTGCACTTTGCGTTTTTTGCCAGGGAACTGTCCTGTTTGCATCGTAGTTCCGAGGTCAATGATTTGGTAACATCTTGCAGGATACGCTCCTTCTGGAGCTATCTGACGGGAGGTGTTATTCCCTGAGGGTGCTTTTAAAGCCATTGTTTATTTAGTTTATTGAATGATTCTTGAGTAATGCGGAGCTCGTAATTGAACTCATGCTCTGTTGATGGATGATAAGTGCGGACTGATTCGTGCAAGCCCTGTGTCATCTCCTTTGAATATTGGCGAACAAGCACCAATGATGATTTGTCGCATCTCTGAAAGAAGCCTTGATGGCATCCGTCCTGCACAACTGTTAACATAATGCCGCTTAGATGATCGTAATTAAAAAAATGCGTGTTGTCGTGTGACTTGAAAAAAGTGTTCATAGTGAATAGATATATGAGTGAATTAGTTTTGCTTTAGAATTCTATTAGCTTCTCTTACAGATTTTGTGCTTTGAAACCAATAATGATTAAAGCCAATTGCACCAACTCTATATTGTCCTCTATCTTTAGTGAACGTAAATGTCTTGCCTTGATAATTTTTTGAAGTTGTCATGATTGAATGATTAAATGAGTAAATGAGTGAATGATTGATAGGCAAATGTAATCCTTATATTGATAGTAGCAATATTAATCAAAACTATTTACACACAATTATCCTAACTCGCACAAAATCAACGCAATTATTTTGCAGCCGTAACTACCGCAACCCCAATCAGCACTCCAACTCCTACCTTAAAGGCAGTTGTTTGATGCCACTTCTTCTCTTCCTTGATGTAGATATTCGACATGCCGGTGATTGCCACATTGGGATTGTCGACTCTCATTCGGACCACTGTGTCCTTCTTCTTGAGCAGTCGGTTCACAAAGCCAGTGCGCATGGTATCGCCAACAGCATAGGTGAACTTAGCAGGAATCACAAGTGAATCAATCTGCAACCACCCAAGTCGGTTGATCATGCCACCTATTGTGTACCACTCGGTTGCCTTAAGGAATGGCTTAGGCAGTTGGATGTATGGCTTACCTTGAATCATCACCGTATCGCCTAACTTGATCTGTGTTTTGATGATTGTCCTGGTCTCAATCTTAACCACCTCACTTGCGTTCTTGACTTTTACCTCGAGCTCTGCAATCTGTTGCGCTTGCTTTGCCGCATCAGAGTTCGCCTCTGCGATTATCTTTCTTTGTGAGGCAATAACTATGCTGTCCTCATAAATCGTGTGCTTAAGGCGGTAATCCGACTGCACCCCATCGCCGCAAGATTTGAGCAGCAAGAATAGGAGCACAATGATTGTGGCAAAGCTGATGATCTTATATGCTGACTCCATCTTGAATGAGTTTTATAAGTTGCTGTGATGATTCCCAAAATAATCTTTTATCCTTCAGCTCTGCTTGCAATATTTGCAGGGCCACACATACCGGCATGCCTCGCTCAATGACATACCAAGCGGCAACATTAACCAATCTGATGTCCGCTTCCTTGTCTGTCATAACTCGCGAGCTGCTTTCTTGATTAGCACCTTGATGGCATCATCGAGCTTGACAACTGATGTATGAATCATCTTAAGAAGGTCACGCTTCTCTCTGTCATTTGACATCGGATGGTTAAGCATCAACTGCACAAGTCCAGATATATTGGTTAGTGGTTGCCGTATCTCATGGCTCAACATAAATCTAAACTCCTCAAGCAGCAACTTCTGCCGCTCATAGTCATGCGCATTGATGGATGTTACATCGACTAACTGGATCCCGACAAAGTGCAAGGTGTCGCCAATTGCAAAGCAGTTCCAGATGTTGTATCTGTCAATGGTATTTTTTAATCTTGTGCGAGCATAGACTCTTGATGGCTCAGGCGAATGCAATCGAGCCAATTGAACGGCCTTGATAAAATCTTCTTGATCACCTTCAATGCTGATGATGTCACTGATCTTGCTTGGCTTTATATGGCTCGAGTAATTCTTGAACAGCTCATTGCTTGAAACAATAAGCCCATGCTCATCTGTTACCACATAGAATAGATCTATGCTGTGCTCTAAGATGAAGAGCGAAGACATTGATTGAGTTCGCTACAAAGGTTTGACCATGCTGACATCGAGCTCCATGCCCATTGCGCTGTGAGGTAGATTGTAAATGTCAATAGCATGCCCATGATTGGAGCATCCATTGTCGGTTGATATTCTGCAAACTCAGTGCGAGGCTTAATGATAATCTTCTGCTCTGGCTTAGGTACAACAAGGAATGCAGATGTTGTCGGTGTGATTGTATCGCTTGCGTAGATTTTTTGCATCGGCTGTGGTATTGGCACTGGCTCATCGGCGGCAATCTCGAAAGTTTGCCCCCACTGATTAGTGCAATATTGTCTGCCAAAGATAGTGATTTTTGTCATTGACTGATAAATCACTTGCGGCTTAACCTCGATGCGGTGATGATGCGTATGGACCTTGCAGCCAATACCCACCACGCAACCCTCATCGAGGGTAGTGATCACTTGTACTGAGTCGATGCCGTCATCCATTGCTGTTGCTTTTAGGTATATATCCTGCTGCCACCATTGCGGCCACAATTGCTGCGAGTGTCTCAGTGCTTATCTGCTTAAAGATAAGTGCAAAGACACTTGAGAGAATTACCAATGAGCCAATTGTCGGTCTCCAGTACTTGATGATGATATCAAGCACTTGTTTGAACTTGCTAACTGGTTTCCTTGTCATCTCCCCACATGTGATTAAAAACGTATGATGATTTTAACTTCTCAATGAACTGCTCCAGTGTTAGGTCCATCTCGTCTAACATGACAAATGGCTCCGTCTTATGCCTAAGCAAATAGTTATTATACAACTGCTGCAAAATATAGTTGCGCCTCTTTCTTGCGCCTTCTTACAAGTCCTGTTACAACATTGCCGCCTGCTCTGTTCCACTTGGCAAACTCAGCTGCAATCTTGGGATCATTCGGGTTAAGCTTGACAAACCTCAACAGCTGCGACTTAGCAAGGTTGCCTGCACCTAGGTTATAGCAGAAACTTACAAGCGCATCAAACTGATTAGCGTTGACTGGTGTGCCGTTAAGCAGTCCAATGACACTGCCTTCAAACTCCTTAAGGTGGTCCTTAAGCATCTGCACTGCTTGCTCCTTGGTTATGGTCTGCCCGAGCTTCACCTTACTGCCGTCATGGTAGTAGGTTGCGCCATAGCCAATGGTTGGCACTCCTGCACTGCATAGGTAGCTTGTGAGGCGCAAGCCTTCAAACTCCTGAATAAGTCGGATGCCGCTATCAGAGCACTTCATATTGGAATTGCATATTTACGTATTGCATGTTGGCAGCAGCAGTAGCAGTTTCAATAACTACAATGCAAGTATTGTTCGTTGTTTCTGCACTAATGTCTAAAGCAACAATCTCTGCCAATGAAGTGCCACCAGTAGACCATTGCATCAATCCGAATAAGTTTTTCGCAGTTGCAAAATCAGATGCCACTGGAAGAGACAATTCAAATGAGCCAGTTGTTTCTCCAGCATCCATCGTAATCTCCAACTGAATCGAGCAAGTAACAATACTACCCACCTTTATAAATGTTGCTGAGTTCGGTGTTGCAGTGATTGCGTTTACTACTCCACTTACTGTAGGTGTATATGTACCACTGCTAAACATATTGCCTACCTCAATCTGCTTGGATGTGCCTTGTGGAGATTGCGAGGTGTCGCTGATATCTACGATGTATAACAAGTCAGCATCAACCGCTGTGGTCAATGTACCTAAGTCTGTAATTTTTACTCCTGCCATGATGTTAGTTGTTTAGTATGTAAGTAACTGCCTCTGTTGAGGTTGAGAATTTAATTGCATTGATTGTGAACTGCTCGATGTTGATAAGGAACACACCGACATTTGTGCCCAAGTGCAAGGAGTTATCATCAACAACTTCGCATATTTCGACATTGGATGCAACTGCACCAATCACAGATGAATAGAAGGTGACAAAGCCACCTTCAAGAGTTATGTCTATCATATAATTGTCATTGATATTAATGAGATTAAAGATGAATCCAATGCGCTGACATTTTGAACTGCTCCAATGATGTACTGGTTAACACCCCAATTTACAGCTATTGCAGAAAATGTAGTATTTGCAAAATCGTTAGCCAATGAAGTAGTACCAAGAACCATCTCTGTATTGGTTGTGGCATTCTTAACTGCTGATGTTCTTATCATCTGCTGAGAGACGCCAGTTGTTGCACCTCCACTATATGTTGCCAGTAATATTGGCGAACCACTTAAGTTGTTAGTTGTATTGGCATACAATCTAATTGTAAATGCTCCATTACCTCCCGTCTTGCGCCCTCTCAACTTAAACTCAAGCACGTTGCCAAGTACCACCGAGTTAGCAGGTACAAGAACTGACTGACTAAATGTGTTTAATATTCCACTTGATGCAGCTCCATCGGTTGTATTTTTGTAGGCAGCCAACCCACCACTATATTGAGGTATATTCAATGTAGCGCCCGTCAATGTTGCTGCTCCACTTGTCCCCGTTGTTGTTAGGGTGATTGCATCTTGCTTGGCGTTCCATGTTGCAGCTGATGTGATACGAGCATCTGCCAGAGTACCGCTCCATCCTGCCGTTATTGATGCAGCTTGCAGTAGAGCCGTTGCAGGAGTTCCGCCAAGTGTCAGTGTCACATTGGTATCATCAACCTTAGTAAGTGCCGCAGGAGTGATGGCTGCCTGCTTGTTGTTGAATGTAGTCCAATCAGCAGCACTCAATGCGCCTCTGTTGGCAGCCGATGCTGTTGGTAGGTTGAAGGTATGAGTGGCAGTTGTGGATGATATTGCAAAGTCAGCACCTGCCGTTCCAACTGCAAGGAGTTGAGTCTGTGCAGTGAGTCCATTTAGCGAGGTTAAGCCAGTGGAAAAAGTTGTGATAATCTGACTCAAGTGATTATCCTCTGTGTGCATCGTAATTGTGCGCCCACTATGTATCACATAAAAGCGCACTGCAAGTCTATCTGTTGCGAGTAATGCCGTTTGTGGTACTGCTAATGCAGTCAGGTATAAATCAATTGCAGTGCCGCCTGTAATGTTTTCAGGATTAGTAGAGTTGGATGCAATCAATGTTAATGTTGCGCCATCCCACTTGTAAAGTTCAATGTAGAATTTTGGATTTCCTCCGTTGCTTGATGCGCTAAAGTAAGTTTCAAATGTCCAATTTCCGGCAGGAATTTCCAACTGATTTGGGTCATTGGCATCGGTGATGAATGACTGAATGTAGCCATCAGCATTGATGGTAAAATCAGTACCGGCTCCAATGATTGGAACTTTGTTAATCTCGCGCATTGCAATACCTCCAAAAGTACCTTGACTCACTGAGCCGTTGAGGTAGTAGTTAACACTTGCGCCGCCTCCAGTTGATGTCGGAAAGTTTGCAAGCTGCCCATCGCCTCTGATGTACTGCGTTGCAACTCCTGCTGCTGTCACCGCCAATGTTCCGCTCGTTGTCACTGGGTTGCCACTAACAGAGAACGCAGCAGGCATTGATAGGTCAACCGATGTGACAGTTCCTGTTGGTATTGCAGGGAATGGAGTCGGTGTGCCTAATCCGTCAAGGTAGTCTGTGACCAATCCCGTTGGCACATTGAACTTATTATTGAAGGTATCCCAATCTGTTTGACTAAGATAGCCATCTGTTGAGGTTGATGCTTGGCTTATGCTAATTGCAGGAGTAGCACCGCCGCTTGATGCAATTGGAGCTGTGCCGCTTACCGATGTCACACCGCCGCCGCCGCCACCTGGCACATTTACCTCAACCACTCCAGGCGATGTGAGTGATGCCGTCACTCCTGCGCCTGTGAAGTTTAATGTAGTTGTGTTAGTGGTTACGTTAGTGCCTTCCTCCTTAGTGATTAGCGGAGTACCGCCACCGCCACCAACTGCCACCAACGGATCTTCCGCTGTTCCGTTTCCGGTAATGGTAACACCATCAACAGCAACCTCAGTCAAGCAAGGCACACATGGCTGCAAGTCGGGAAGTGGAATGTCACCCGTTGCGCATGTATCATAGCAGCCGTCTTCGCTTGTTGTGATCACTTGCACATCCATATCGACGGAAACACAAGCCCACTCATAGTTGGCTGTTAAGGTTTTGATTTCATTTGCATATCCACTTGGTACAACCTCGTAGTTGATGACACCGATGCTCTGCTTGAATAGTGGATCCGTTCCGCTTGTCAGCTTGTAGACTCTTGAAGCAAGCCAATCCTGTGCATCCTCCGCATCGCATGGCAAGTGTGATTTGCGCACGATGGCATAAGCAGTCAGCGGAAAGCTTGTCACGTACAACTGCTTGCAGCCGCTCATCTTGTAAGCATCAGTCTTGGCAACAGTTACCTTGCCACGCTTCGCCCAGAACAGCGTGCCGTTTTTTGCATCGAAGTTGGTAACTACCTCAGCTTGCCCGTTGCCGATGTAATGCACCCAAGCCTTCTCGTTTCCATTCGCATTAAGCTCGCAGAGATTGAACTGCTTGTCGAATATATTGGCGACCTCAACCCTTTGGTTAAGCCTTTCGATTATGGTCTTAAGTAGATTCATGGTTTAGAAATCTGGTTTGATATTTCCTCAACTAACAATTCAGCGTGTATTTGCAACATTGCATCTTGTTCTTCTTTTGTAGGTTGGAAGATTGTGCCGTATCCTTTAAATGTCTTGTATTTTGGATTGCCACTTGCAACTCCTTTTTCCAATCCTAATGCTTTGCCTGCTTCATCAGCTTGTAAGTAAATGAAAGAAGTGAAACCTTGATTGCTTACACTTGATTGATCTGTTGCAAATGATCGCTTAAGAAATCCTGTAAGCTCCAATGGTGGTTTGCCGTTCTTAGCTTTGATTTTTGCGTATGCCTCAGTGTATTTAACTGTTGGCAGGAAGTTGCCTGCTTGGTTTCTTCCTCTGCCAGTATCAATACCAAAGATGCGGATGTACATCTCGCGGCGCATGTCAAGCACTGCCGTAAATAGCGGAGTAAACCCTCCGCTCCACTCAGAGAACAGCGAATCAATTCTTGCACTTATCTCTTTAGGTGTAGCCATTATGGTAAGGCTGTCACATATTTCATATTTCTTCTGCAATCAAAGCACGTGCTGTCATCTGGCAGTCGCATGTTCTGCAACATAGCTGTGAGCTCTTCGCTGTATCTCGTTGCTGCAATGTCTCGCCCTGCAATCATACCATCGTTGGGATCGGATGTTGCAAAGCCTGTGTTCACGCTGACAGTTGTGTTCACCCGTTGGTTTGGGCTTATTGTTAGCCCGTAGTTATAAATCTCTACCGCCGTTGCATAAGCCAATGGCATTGCCATCAAGCCACCAATGCTGCACAGCCAAGCTTCACGATCACAATTGACATTATACACTAAGCTCATGCCTTGCGTGTACTTCTTTGACTTGGAACTAACAACATCAGTGCCGCTCACCGTTAACTCAATACCGATGGCATCTACAAATGGGCAAACGTGAACAGCTCTCAAGTGCCCTCCGCAATCAGTGCAGCTGCCCTTCTTGGGAATCATTTTGGTGGTGTCGTAAAGCGACTCATACACAAATGCCAGATCCATCTTGCGGCGGTTAGCCTTGAAGGTCTTGCCGATAAACTGCTCCACTGCTTCCGACTGGTAGAAGAAGGAATCAATCAGCTTCAAGGTGCTCATATCGTAGACAAATATCTCCACTGGCACCGCCATTGTGTAGATGTCAATCTTGAAGTTTGACAAGTAGAAGTTGAGAAAGCTTGATGTGTTTGGATCAATAGTCACTCTTATCCCTGTGAACTTTCCTGCACCGACTGCAACATCCACATTGCTTGCGTTGGTTACCACTTGACCGATGCGCTTACTTTCAACAACTGTGTCCGCTTTCATCATGGGACTTAAGCGGCTCAGTATATCTGTTGACATCTTGCGCCAGGCGAATGCTCGCTTTGCTTCAAAGAGCTCAACACCCGTATTGTATTGGTTTGTGATTAGCTGCCCGAGCAAGGTCTGATTGATGCCTAAGTCATCGATGTAAAGCCCAGTAGTTGGCTCTGGTCTGTCGCAACCTTGTAAGCCGAGTAAAGATTCGTAGCACATTGGCTGTCTTATTTTTCACAAAGATAAATAAAAAAGGAGAGGCTTGCACCTCTCCCCATTTTCATTGTTGCACTTATCCGATTAAGGAT